TTTAAGTATTTCCAGTCAGTTTTGTAGAAATCGTAAGATCCACGTCTGAAACCAGAGAAGCCTAAGTTTAAAGCCATATCTTCTGAATTTTCAAATAATCCATAAGCAGTTCCACCATTCGCTCCAGCAGAGATCGCAGCTAACATATCATCAAAACTCAAAGAAGTCTCTCTGTTTAAGAATAACATGTTCTCTTCAATTGCTCCTTGAGTATCTAAGTTTTTCAAAATAGAATCAAAATCAGCAAGTTGTCCAGCCCCAGCATTAAATCCAGCTTCAACATTACCTCTTGCGTTAACAGCAGCAAATAAACCTTCAGTACCTTTGTAACCAGCAGCACCTGCAGATCCAGCAGCAGTTGTAGAAGCTTTTTCACCTTCAACTACAGACATTTCTAAGTAATCTTCAAAACGTAAACGAGTTTCAGATTCAGCTTTTAAATACCATAAGTATCCTCCAGTTCCATCTTCAGTAGCAACCTCAACCCATCCAATCTGAGCAGTGTCAGATCCAGATACAGTATATTTACTACGGATTATAATAGGAGAGTTAGAGAATTGAGTGAATTGAGGTTCAACACTTACATACCCATCTGTGTTACTAGCAGAGTAGTTAGGGGTTGAAGATCCTTTTCCGTATTCAGAACCGTATACGAATATCTTAACAGCAGCAGCTAAAGAAGCTGTTGTAGCAGCAGCATAAGGAGCAACAGTTAATACACCTGTAGCAGGTACAGAAGCTGTAACAACACATTTAAGTTCAGCACCTAAAGCATCAATTGCAACGATAGTAGCACCTGCAGAAATAACATTCTTTACAGTTGCAGAAACCGGTATTGTTAAAGTGTTAACACCATCATTTACTACATCAGTATAAGAGATGTGTAATCTATTTTGTTCAGACCAAATAACTTGATCAGAAGACATTGGCATTTCAGCACCAACCATACGTAAGAATCCAGATAAAGTTCTGTTTCCATAACGCTCTACTTCTTGTTCGTAGATCTCAGGTAAATACTGCTCAGCAAATGAGCTAAAATCAGAAGCGGCACTATCAGTAAACTGCATATAGTTACTCGCTAAAGTTTGTTGTTTTTGTGATGGTACAACACCACCAAATAAAGGACTTACAGCCATAATAATTAATTTTTTTAGTTAAATTTCTTTGTTTTAATTTTTAGTTTTGAGGAATCATTCCCGCTTACAGCTTTTACTTTGTATCCATTTACAAATACATTACCACTAGATTGTTGTCTAGGTTCTGTACTTATGTTTTTAGACTTAGCAACTACATCTTTAACAGCGTCGGCTTTACCTTGCTCGTAAAAGTGTTGTGCAATAGTATCAGCGTTTTGCGCTGCATACAAAGCTTTGTGGTAGCTTTTGTAATCTGAAATATTTCCTTCTTTATCTAGGAACGTCCCGATAAAATTAGAAATGTCAGACTGCTTTTCTGCTACTTCATTAACGTTTTTTACTCCATATCTAAACTTCTTTTCACCTACGCTGAAATCAAAACCTTTGAAATCTTGGTTTAAGTAGCTTTTAGTTTTTTGTAAAAAATCATTGTGTTTTGCTTTTGCAGCTTTCTGCTCCTCATTGTGTCGATTGAAAAAATCTGTAGCTTTTTGTTGTTCCTGAGTAACGCCGGGTCTCAACTTGATCTCGTCGTAATATTTACTCTTGGTTTCCTCTAAAAAGTTTTTAGCTTTCGCAACCTCCTCTTTAAACGCAAGTTTTTTCTTACGTATTTCTCTATCCTCGTCGATATCTTCATCAAATTCGAAGTCTTCAAGGATTAAATCTATATCATTACTTTCTAAGTAAGGTTTTGTTGTTTTGTAATATTCTTTAAGAAGTGTAGTACTATCTACTGTAGAGTAGTCTGAACTTAATCTAACGTAATCCGCTAGGTTTCCACCAGTATCCTCCATGAAAGAAATTAACTTCTCTACATTTTCTGGCAATGGTTTTCCGGTAGCTTTGTTTTCTTGAACGGCTTGCTCTAGTTCTTTAGCTACTTCAATAAATTCTTCCTTGTTTGTTATCTCTTGCAAGATTGATCCACTATCTGTATCTTCAACCTTTTTTTGAGTAACATCAGTTACCACTTCTTCAATTTGAGATTCAACTTCTTTTACTACTTTCTCTGTTAAATCTACTTTTGTTACTTCTGGAATAACTTCTCCTTGAGAACCAATATCTACCTTAGGCATTTCTACCTTTGTAATAGCATTTGGTTTGTTTAGGTTTTTAGGCTTTTTAGCTTTCACTTTAAAAGACCCTTCTTCTTTTACTGTTTCTGACATAATATAATATAATTAAATAATTAAATAATAGGTTTTAACTAGGGTTGAATTGGTCTAATCCAAATCCACCTAGTGTATCATTACCTGATGATTCAAAACTCTTAGGCAATGAGTCATTCTTACGTTGGTCGATAAGTTCAGATTGTTGACTAGCTTGTATTCTAGTTCTTTCGTCTTTTCTATCTTCCTTGTCTTTTTCTTTTTCTTGTTCTTTGTTTGCGCTAATCTGAGCTAGTTGCATGTTGTAACTAAATTCCTCAGCCATTAGCTGTTTCTTAATCTCGGCTTCTTGTTGCAGGTATTGAATTCTGAATTGAGACTTACCTTGTTCAATTTGTAATTCGGTTTGTGCTAAAGCTTGTTGCTTCTGCATCTCTGCTAAAGCTGCTTGCTCTGCTGCTTGAGCATTCGCTTGAGCTTGTGCTTGGATATTAGCTTGCTGAGCTTGTTGCATTTCCTTAGCTTTCTGCCTTTTCTTCTGTTTAAGCATTTGGTTAGCTAACTTCAAGTTTGATATTTCTCTTAAGTCAATAATATCATCTAAATCAATACCACCTGTTTGTAAAGCTATTTGTATATTTTGTTCTAATTGAGCTTTGTCTTCTTCTTCAGGCTCTAATTCTAAGAATATCCCGAACTCATGAAGGTTTAAATTCTCCATTTCTACAAGAGTGTTGGTGTTTGATAAACTTATAGAATTCATTAATGCATTCTTAGTCAAAGGGAAGTTTAGCATATCCGCTACTCTTAAGCTTATATTCTCACATGTTCTAACAGTTATATACATAAGAGATTGTAATATGTGCTTAGTAGCAACATTAGACGCCGCAGCGGCCATCTTTTGTAAACCTACTAAAGAATCTTTAGCTGGCATACTGCCATCACGTGCTTCATTTAGACCGGTTACATCTCTTATCATTTGTAAGTAATACTGATAAGTCTGTATTAAAGCCTGTATTTTATTAATACCAGAAGAAGAATTTAATTCCTGAATAGGAACCTTACCCCTGTTTAGATCACCGTCTTGAGTTAAAGATCTACCAACTATACTACCTGTTTGGAAGTACATATTCATTGCTTCTTGAGCATTGTAGCTTGTTCCATTACCTAAGTCGACTTCAGCTAATCCATCTACATCAACAAAAACACCATCAGGTACCATCTTTGATAGCACTTGTTGTATTTTTAAGTGTGTTATCTGAATCATATCAGCAAAGCCTATACACTTACTAACTAAACTATCTATTCTGCCTTTATACATTCTTGGTGCAGATATAGAGTAATTCATTTCAACCCTTGTTTGATCACTATAAGGTCTTGTCATATTTTCAGACAACTCCCATTGCAACATTTTATCTTGGCCTAGTATCTTAGCTCCACTATATAATACCTCTATTGATCTAGATACTTTATTAAAGTTATCACTTTCTGGTGGGTCAAAAGAATCTGGCTTCTCTAAAGCTTTTTCAAGACCTTGATCTGTTTGCTTTATTTTAAATACTTGATTAGTGTATGTTTTATATTCAAAGTACAATACTTGAACGGTATTGTAATCATCACTCTGTCCATTAGTTTGTCTAGAATAATTAGTTCTACCCGGGGTCTTTTGAATTTCCTCTAAATCAGCATCTGATAAATGAGAGAATTGTTTTTTTAGCTCCTGTAAAGATATTCCTTTTACTTCTCCTACATAATATATATCCTCAAAATTAGGATCTTCTGTGTAAGAATAAACTAAATTAGCAGGATCAACATAATCAACAGTAATCCCCTCTGATAAATTAAAGTTTGTTTTATCGCAACCAATACCTAGTATAACCAGATCTTGAGCAACTCTTTTCTTTATTTCTTTATATCTATTAAAATCTAAAATATTATTTATAACTTCCTCTTCAGCTATCTCTACGGATTGTTTATAGGACAACTGCATGTGAAGTTCTAATTCCTCAGGGCTTGTAGGCAACTGGTCTGCCGGTATATTTGTGCTTGATAAATCAACCCCAGTGTTTGCTTTAGTTTTAGCTATTAAATCCTTAGCAAAAGCATCTTGCGCTACACCTTTAGCATAGTCTGTTCTTTGCTGCATAGCAAATGGGTCAGTAGCATACGATCTTATCTCATATCCCTTATCTGTCATACCGTTAACAACAATATCAACAAATTTTGAAAGTACAGCAACAGGTTGCCAATCTAGATTAAGATAAGACAAATCACCGTTGGTAGATAATTCATCTTTATATTTTTTAACAGATTGTTCGCCTCTAGCGTATAAACGTAATTTATGAAAGTTCTGCCAATTACTGCCGAACCTCCCGTTTGAACCCGAACCACTATCGCTGCTAAACCATTCATTCTCAATGGCTCTACCAACTTTGTAACCGTAT